ATTTTTTGTGTTGGTTAAGAGCACTAGTGTGTTGAGGTACACCACCACCTTCCCTCAATTAAACTTTAACCTGGGAATAGGCTTGCACTGAGATTTTCATGCAAATTAGGGGCCAGTCCAATGCTTAATAAGGTGAAGCATTGGGAATTGTTGGGGCCGGAAGCACCCAACAAATCATGTTATTTGGAGTGTTAGGTAACGTTATTCCGGATAAAGTTACAGTAGTCCCGTTGGATGAATAAGAATTAATACGAACAAAATAATTCGCAAAACAAGAAACTACGGCTGTAGCACTTGTTGGTCCATATAAAGCACCGTTTCCGGGATAAGAAGTATTGAGCTGAGCATTAGAAGACACGCTAGGCAGATTAAGAACACAAGAAGTAGAAGCTCCTGACCAGACAATACTAATGACAAAAGTTCCTGAACTAATAGTAGGAGGGAAAGAGATTGTATTGTTCTGCCACTGAACCGGGATATTCCCGAATCCAGATGTGAGCAAACCACCTGTGTTAAAGGCATCAGCACTAGAAAAGGTTGGAGTGTTTCGGTAAGCCCAATCAATGGCTGCAGCTCCTGCGATTTGGCCCGGCAACCGAGGTTTAAGAAGTTCAATTTCATATGAAACCCAAAGTTCACCAATGACAGATGCTGCTTGTTGACCTACAGTAGCCAATTGAAAATTGGCCAAATCATAAAACTTTAGGTCTTGAACGCCATCAACAGGGCCAGATCGAATATACAAATGTTTCAAAGGAGTTTCTTCAGGATTACATTCTATTGGATGAATCAAATCTTCAGCAGGTTTGGCACTTGAACAAAACTCACTCTGTTCCATTTCCAATTTGGAAGCAAAATTTGGTCTGCTAACATTATAATTGGTAGCCATGATTACTCTACCCAAAGCAGTATTAGTGCTGTTTAGAGCATTGGCACTGGCTGAGCAAAACTCAAAAATTAATCCTCTAAAACGATATTGCTGATACATAGAAGCTACTGAAGACAACCAGGGAAAAAGAACGGCATTTCCAGGATTAATATTGTAATTTGATACAGAAAAAGCATTACCAACAGTGGAAATGTCCCCTATAAATTCCCGGTGACTAATGATTACTTTGCAATCATGCTTCATAAAACCTGGTACACCGGTAGCTTTAACCAGTGAATTGGACGAAATTTCGTAGTCTCCAAAACCGGTGATTTTGGAAAGCCAGGCTCCTGCCGCACCACCAGCAGCGGGTTGGCCCACCATTGAACCTAGAGCTCCTCCACCCAGTTTCATTCCTGCGGATATTGCGCTCGTAAGAGCACTCGCAAGGTTGATCCCGGGATTCTTGGAACTCTTCTTTGACTTCGGTTTCATCTTCTGAACCACCGATGAAGCAATAGCTCTGGCGGTCTTCTTGGAGACCTTGTTCGATTTGGTATTTGATTTCTTGGTGTTGTTGTTTAAAGATCTCCCTGGAACATGATACACCATCTGTTCACAGGGCTCAGGAGAAATGTAAGTTAGCCTATTATTTTTAAGAACCCACACAATCTTACATAAGGGTGAATACCCCTGGTTCTTTAGAAAGAAAGCCTTAACCTCAGTAACTCTTCTCCAAAGCCATGAAGTTAGGTAATCAATTCTTTCCGTCTTTTTCGTGAGCTCAAGACAAGGAGCTGAAGCGTTATCGGCTTCTCCTAATAAAAGGCCCAAAGCGCTTAATGAAGCTTTAGCATTCTCACCCAAAGTTGCGATTAAGTTCCATAAAACATGTAACGAAAATCTCAACGTGATTGGTAAAAAATGTAAGGCACAGTGAGCTAAAGCATTTAGTGGCCCAAGATGATAGCCTTCAAACCCGGCCAAAACCAACGTCGTAGGAATGGGAAATAATGTTCTCAGACTTTCTTCTAAAACAGCGCTTGACAAATTTAGAAGTAGAGGTTTTGAGAGGAAGATTGATGATTTAAACTTAATCCTTTCCACAAACGTAATGCTATCTTGGTTTATTTCATTCAATGAAATACCACATTCTCTGTTGAAACTTTTAAGAACCCATGGGTCATCAAATATGAAAGGAAAGTCCTGCAAAGAAAGAGATTCTAATTGTGCAACAATGGAATGATAACCTTCAGACTAATCCCATATTTTTGACAGAAAAGCATCTTGCTTCTCAACGAAGGCCGATGAATACTAACATCAGTGTTCTTCCAAGATTCAACATCAATTTTGACTGGATTTGAAACCAGGGAAGATACATGGTGGACAAATTCACCAAATAGAGGAACGTGGCCTGCTATGGGCAACATAGACAAGGCTGTGCCAACCATTAGCCTATGATGTATCTTCTTTGGGTGATGATTAAAGTTGCACCCAAACTTGCTAAATTGTCTCCAGGTTTTGACACCCCATTTCCAAGTAGCATCTTCATTCTGGTAAAATTTCCCAGAACAATACTCTAAGTCATCAAGTCCTTCCCGTTCAACAAACTCAACCTTGGGAATACCAAGATCATTATAAATTTGGTGAGCTTTGGCTTCATCCCAAGCAGTTATTCCAAAGAAATTGTCATCTCCTTTGACAACAACTTTGGATCTAGCTTTGAGTTTTTGGGATAAATAGAGGACCAATGACAAATTGAAAACACTATTGAAAGTGGATGTGACTACTTCTCCAGAATTTCTTCCCCAATTCATATAAGCTTTAAATCCATGCTTACCCACGATATCTGTTTCTTTCCAAATCAACTTGAGTTCATTTAACCACTCCAAATAACCTGGGCAAGCTTCAAATATTTCAAGTTCAAGCTGTCTAAAGAAAGGCCCTAACGACCCATCCCAATTGGAAACGTCCGATTCGACAAGATGCTTAAATCTGCTACAAGAATCAGCTAATTCAGCAACTTCTGTGGCAGAATAACCACTATCTATAGTGACATCATCGAACAATCCAAACGAGCTTTCAATGGACTTGCAAACAGAATACATCATAGTCATTACCCTTTTGAGAAAAGGTACTCTACGTCCATTGATCATACGAGGCTTGAAATTGTGGGGATTCTTGCCAACATAAACTTCTCTCTTAACGAAAGAGTCTATTGTTGAAGAAGTTTTATCCAAATGACAACAAGGCTCAGCAGCTTTAATTGCACGAAGGCGAGGCCCTCGAATTCTGGACAAAGCTTCTTCATCAGAATACATCTTAAACCCATTTCTAAACAATTTGGG